CTATTAATATTCTGCGAAACTTATTTTAAAATCAAAGCAATTAAACGACTATTTTAATGCCACAAGAAATTAAAGGACTAGAGAACTCTATTCCAATTAGAATGGTTTATACTGACACTATGGAAGAGGTGCTATTTAAGTCGGCAGCAGCGGCTAGTCGTAAGACAAAGATAGCATCACAAGTCATCCGTGAATCGCTTAACCCTGTTGCTCGTAAGCGTTTTATAGTGGATAACAGGAGAGTAGTTTTTAGAATATCTAAGGAAGTTTAGTATATTTGTCATGAGTGTTGCAGACTCATTAAGAACTTATTGCCCTTGATACGAACCCCTAACTGCAACCTAGGGGGAACTTGATGGGGCTTTTTTATTTTATGAATACTGGAAGGATTGAAAAACAAGAAGTAGAAGATAACTACGCTAAACTCCCAAATGACATTTGTCAATCAAAGGATTTATCACTAGAGCAAAAAGGGTTAATGGCTTTTCTTTTAAGCTTACCCAAGGATTGGGTAGTGTATAAGGATAACCTACATGAGTTATTAGGGGATAAAAAAAATAAAGTTGATTTAGCTTTTAAGGGATTACAAAAAGCAGGTTATATTTTATCATACAAAGTAGTTAACGAGAAAGGTCATTTTAAAGGATGGAATCATATTGTATATGCAATTCCTGCTTTAGCTAACCGACCTCAAGAAAACCCGACCTCGGTTTTATCCGACATCGGGAAAACTACCCCTATACAAAGAAACAATCCTGTATTAGATAATATATCTTATACAAAGAAGAAGTTTATAGCACCTGCTTTAGAGGAAGTTATTTTGTATTTTAAAGAGAATGGATATAAGGATGATGTAGCTAGAAGAGCTTATAATTTTTATAGTACCGCAGATTGGCAAGATACTCAAGGTAAGCCTGTAAAGAACTGGAAACAAAAGATGATTGGAGTTTGGTTTAAGGATGAAAACAAAATTACACAACAAGTAAAAATCAGAGTTAAATAATGCAAGTCATAGACCTACCTAAAAACACAGAGATTGAACGCAATATCCTAGGTTCATTATTAATCGACAAAAAATCTTTGTCATTAGTAATCAACTACTTAAAAGAGGATATATTCTATGACTATAAGCATAAGCTTGTATTTAGAACGATTAGAGAGATGTACGATAAGAATATCCCAATAGATATTACTACACTCTACCAACGCATCGTAGATGCTAAACAAACGGATCAAGTAAATGCCTACTACCTTTCTGAGTTAACTAAAGATGTGGTATCAACTGCTCACCTAGAAGCCCATATAGAATTAATAATAGAACTCTATAAGCGTAGGATGTTGGTGGTGCTGGGTGGAGAGCTTGTGGTTGGGGCGACAAACGGTGAAGCTGAAACAGTTGACTTTATGGCCGAGGTATCTAAAAAGCTAATTCAGCTACAAGAGTTTGGGAATATCTACGAGAAGATGATGGAAGATATTATTTTATCAATCAATTATTCTCGTGATATGGCTCAAAAAGGAGGTTTATTGGGCTATAACACAGGATTCGAGGAACTAAACAATACCCTATGCGGATGGGTTAAGCCTGACCTAGTTATCGTAGCTGCAAGACCAGGGATGGGTAAGACTGCCTTTATGCTTTCTAGTATCTACCAACTAGCTTGTTTAGATAGCGTTCCTTTGGCTGTTTTTAGCCTTGAAATGAGCTCAGAACAGTTAGTTGAAAGGTTAGAGTCAATCGGTTCACAACTGCCCTTAAAATGGCTTAGAATGAATACTTTGGATGACAAACAAAGAAAGGTTTTACTAAAGACAGATGATTTACTATTAACCTCCCCCATACATATTGAAGATATGGGCGGTATAAGTGTAACCCAACTCCGAGCAAAAGCCACCATCTTAAAGCAAAAGTATGGAATCAAGGTAATCTTTATAGACTACCTCCAACTTATGAGTGGTACAGGCAAATCAAACCAAAACAGGGAACAAGAGGTTAGCTACATCAGTAGAAGCCTAAAAGCCTTGGCTAAAGAGTTGGAAGTACCTATTATCGCCCTATCTCAATTATCTCGTAGAGTAGAAGAACGAGGTGATAAGATGCCTCAGTTATCCGATTTAAGGGAATCAGGTTCTATCGAACAAGATGCTGATGCGGTTATTATGCTTATGCGACCACATTACTACGAGATGACAGAAGCTATTGAGATTGGTGGTAAAGAGTATTCCCCAAGTGATTTAGTCGTTTGTAAGGTTGAGAAGAATAGACATGGTTCTACGAAGAACATAGCATTAAGATTTTTACCTGAAACAATGAAATTTGAAGATTATCAATAACCAAAACAAATAATATGAAACAAGTGTATGTAAGCAACAATGAGGATGGAACATTAGAACACGATTACGATTTATTGCACGATGGCGACAAGATACAATGTTTGTATTCTTGCAATAGCGAATGGACTGAGCATTTACACGGTAAAAAAGCAGGTTCAATAAAACTTACTGATGATGGTAATGTTATTAAAATTGGGAATCAAAAGATGAAGCTAGATTTTGCTGATTTACAAGTACTACAAATTCTTTTATTAGCAGATACAAACGATGCAGATTACTTTGAGATTAGAGAATCAACAACAATTAAAGCATGGCCAAGGGATATAGAAACAGGAGAAAGTTTGAGATAGAAGAGGCCAAGGCTAAGGATGGCACTTACCAGGCTATTAAGCTATTCGCTAAGAGCACCAAGGTTATTGTCATACATCAAACAGAAGCACTAAAGAAAAAGTATTTTCTACTTGAGTACGAAAATAATGGTGTACCTAGTGGCATAAGTGACACAAGAGCGGAATTTTTTGCATTTAACCTTGATTTAAGGGATAGAATAGTTTTTATACGAGCAGAGTTCTTAAGGGTTAAAGCAAGGAGATACTGGCGAGTTGGAGAGATAAAAGTAAAGGATGGAATCAAGTATGTTAAGATGCCAACAGAAGAACTAATCAGGTGGTACTAACAATATATTAATAATATATTGTAATTTTGGTACATGGCCTACATATCTGCAAGTGATTTAACAAAGATGATGATGGATTATCTAAAGGATAATGGCAATGAAGTATGGAGGAATAATAACCTTGCAGTTAGAGGCAGAGCATTTATAGGGAGGAAAGGAGTTCCTGACATTATTGGCTATAGTAAAAAATATGGCCACTTTGTTTGCTGCGAGATTAAAGCTATTGGTGACAGACTCTCTTCGGATCAGATGGTTTTTTTAGAGCAGTTAGCCATAGCAGGAGGAACTGCAATGTTATGTCAGCAGATTAGAGATGAATCAATAATAGTTAAAATATATAATCAAGATGGCGAAAGTCAAGACTGGGAGTTCAACAAAGGTGAGCTTCGGCTCAAGGAAACGAGGTAGAGCAAAGAAATCATTTAATAAACATAGTGCCAAGCCAAAAGACTACAGAGGCCAAGGCAGATAAAACAAAGTAAAATGGAAAAAGTAGAATTAGAAAACAAGATAGAAAAAGCACCTAAGACAGTTAAGAAAGCAAAGGATGAGTTTACACAAGAAACCTATGATTTTTTGCATCAGGTGTTGGTAGATTTTGCAATAGATACAAAGTATAGACCTCAGCTTAAAGTAATTTTACAAAACTCAAAGGCAGAACCAAAGAATAACAGTAGTATTTAATAACCAAAATATATAACATGGCAGCAGGTAAAGAAAAGATTTTCCTAGGAAGGTCACAAACAATGAAAACGGCATTTGGGGAGTTTAAGAAAGTATCATTCGGCCCAGATGATTTAAAGAAGATGAATGATTTTGCAGCAACTAATAATGGTTGGGCTAATATCCTTATCAAAGAAAAGAAAGGTTCTACACCAGGTGAAGCAGGTTTCTATATAGAGCTTGACACTTGGGTTAAAGATGGTCAACCAGCTAAGAATTTACCATTTTAATTAATGATTATGAAAACAAATTACAAAGATGTAGTGGTTAATTTACTAATTTTGCTCGTAGGAGTTTATCTACCATTTGCATTTATTGTGAATGAGTTTAATCCTTTGAATTGGAATTGGTTTAGTAGATCATTATATGTACTTACTTTAGTAGGTTTAATTACTTACGCTATAAAGGAGTATAGACAAAAATAGTTTTGTGTGTTTTTTTGAAATAAAGGTAAGTCCTGTCGTTTCTACGATGGGACTTTTTTATACTAAAAACCCCCCAGTTTTTACCTGAGGGGAAACCAAAACACCACCAACTATGAGAGAGCTTCTTATGATTGCCTATTTGTTTTATCGTAGAATCTAGTTAACACCGTTCCGTATAAGGCTTCTTGATATCTCTTAATAAAAGAGTCTGAGCTCTCATCTATGTAGAAGTAGTCCTGTGATTGCATATACACATAGCACTTATCTTTATCCTCTTCATCATCTGTAACGGATTCAACTAAATGAATATTTATCCAAGCTTCGGATGGCTCTGTACCATCACCATACTCGTAGCTATCATCTTCCGTTAATTGAGTTATTTGAAGTAACATTTAATATGCTATGTTTTATTATTGTTAACCTAAGCTTTTGAACTATTAAATTCAATCTTACTTCCAACTCATCCCTTTTTTTCATCAACTCATCGATTTCTAGTTCTGCTTTGGTTTTCATACAAATTTACGCTTTAATTATTATAGAAATAAAAAGTGCACACATCATTGATTATCAATGAAATATACACTTATGTTATAACGGATTTAACCTACTTTTTGCTTGGAAGCCTTACTATCTTGCTTCCTAATGGCATAGGTACAAATATAGCAATTCTACCGCCATCTAGCACAACTCCACAACCTAATGTTGGTCGTTTAGGGAATGGCCTTGAATACTCCATTGCGTAGGCATTAATATCTATGCCACAACCTACATTCATACCGAATATCATATCCTTATCACTTGAGGAGTACAAAACTCCCCCAAAGGAGTGAATATGACCTATTACAGTTGATTGTCTTGCATCTCTTGCTCTATTGATTGCACCTGCTTGTCCTGATGATCCTGTACCATGGGTATATAGAACACCATCTATTTCCCATTCTAAGGCCCATTTCCAGCCTCTAGGAGCTTCCCAAGCATCTTCATAGGACTTGATGAATCTCTCTGGTAATCCGTTAGCTAAAGCCTTTCTTTTATGTAAAGCAGAATGATTCCCTATACATACTTTTACATTAGGGAAACGCTTGTACCAAATGTTTAATTGTTGCATAGCCATAATAGCCTCCTTAGAAGCAGACTCCCCATTAGGGTTATGCTCATGGAAGGATATGGCATGATTATCCACTTCATCTCCTATGTGGACTATTTCGGTACATTGAAACTTGTTGAATACCTCATAACAAAAGTCGAGGTACTTAGGATGGCAGAATGGAAAATGGGTATCGCCTATGACACCCACATTTTTGGTTTTGCTCATATTAGTTGGTTTGGTTAGTAAGGTGAGTAAGTACTCTTGCCGTTTACTTTGGTTGCTCTCAAAGTTTGCTTTCTATTTTCTTTTCCTCTGTATCCCACATGAACCCAATCAGGTTTCTCTTTATTACCGAACTCCCAAATTAATTGGTCGTAATCAAGATTATCCTTTATGTAATTAAAGATGTCTGTATTGCTTACCTCTCCACCATGACCATCCATATCTATATCTGCTGCACGGCCTTTGCAATGATCTGAATTTAAACTGCCTCCAATGAAATGATTAAGGTCAGCACTTCTGTATCCACTAGAAATATTAATAGGGCCAAACTTGGCTCTGATAGGTTCTAATACTTTCTCGCATAAAGTCTTTATGTTTTCTAAATGCTCAGGTGTTGGGTTATTACTAACTCCTTCACGCTTTGCTGATTCACTCCTGGTGAACTCGCATAAGTCAAAATGTGCTGATAACTTCATAACTATTTTTTAAATACTTTCTCTACTGTTGTTAAGCCTAAACAACCGAACGCTAACAAAGCTACTGATTCTACAAGTATTGTTGAAGGGGCAATATTTTCACTACTAAAGCTATTGTGGTACATAGTAACGCATAATGATATTACGCATAATAAACCACATAATCTTTTCATACTTAATCTTCCGTTATCTTCTGTAAAAAATTCTTTCATATTAATTTCCTGTTGTATCTACTTTAGTCTTACCCCAAAAATTCTTTTTCTCTTTAATTTGGACAGTATCATGAATGTAAATAGTATCTATTTTTATCTTCATTGCACTTATATCATTTTTAAGTTGCTTGTTCTCATTAGATAATTGTGCTATCTTGTTAGTAGTAGTTATTATTAACTTGTCTTTAGTCTTATCTGCTTTTATTTGAACCTTTTTATTATGTTCTAGTGCTTTACTAAAATCACTCATTAACTGTTTAAACTCTTTGTCATCTTTAGTTAATTTAGGTTCTTCGACTCCTTCTACTTTAACATATCCTATTAAGGTGAAGATTGACAATAATGAAAAGAATAATAATTTCATGGCTATTATTTTACAGATTTTTTAATAGCCCCTAAATCTTGTAGTGTTTCTAGCTTTGTGCTAGTAGCACTTAAAGCAGTCTTACACTCCATTAGGGCTTGTGTTTTTAAGGAATCCTTATGCTCAAGGTTGGATATTCTGTATTCCTGGCTTTGTATTTGGCCTTTAAATGTGCTTTTAATATCTACATACAAATAGGATATACCTATAAGTACAACAAATAATGTACCCACAATAGGGTTTTTAGCGAAATCTTTGAATGATATAGGTAATGGGTTTGCTCCCAAAATACCTTCTTTTTTTACTGCCATTTTACTTTTTTCCTATTTTAAAGTAGATACCACCAGAGTACCCAATATTATAATTTTTACTAATATCTACACTAAAGCCTATTAGAGCCTTATTTCTGACACTTAGCATCAAGGAAGGACTTAGTACTTCCAAGCCATTAAGTGGTCTGTATGAGCCTCTAATGCCCCAATAAAGGGTATTAGTCGGTTTACTAGCGTAGAACTCTCTTACAACGATGGTTTTTTGGGTTATATCTGCCTTAAAGCCTCTACTGATGATCTTATTTTGGCCTATGGTGTCATCTATTACAAAGATATTAGAATCTTTCCTAATAGTATCGGAGTAAGCCTTTACTTGGCTATAATCGGATATAATGCGTATCGTATCGGATATATGCGTATATAAGGTATCTATGACCTTGTATGGTATAGAATCCCCTTTTCTGTACCAATTTATGTACACTTTTGAGTATTGAGTATCGTGGATTACCTGCACCTTTTTAAACTTGGATGTATCGAATCCATTAGGTATATAGGTAGGTTTAACCAAAAAATATAGCCATAACACTAAAAGTACTATGGCTATGAACAAAATATTGTCCTTAATAAACCTCATTACAATTCTTCTTCTTCTTCTTTAACAAATGTGATTCCTGTTGTCCAATTT